GGTTCGTTGAAGACATGGACGGTGAAGACATCGAAGGGCTTGTCGATGTTTACAGGAGGAGCGATAGGCTCCATGGTGATACCGATGATAGGCTTGATGCTCATGGTGTGAATTGCCTTTGGATGGATGGGTTTTGTAGATGCAATCGTATAGTCGGTTGTAGAGACCAACTATATTCATGCGGTTGATTTACTCTTGGCTCTGCTTGTCGGTGTGCTCCTTGACTTCGTTGAGGAACTTCTGGTGATTCAAGTAGGGCTGAACCTCGAGAATCTGTTCGGCAAACGAAGCGAGGATGAGACCACTATGACCTTCGCTGGAGTCCTTCGGCTTCCACCAGTGGTCGAGGTTCTTGCCAACCTGCGTGACCATCGTGCCGATTTCAAGGGCAACGAGAGACATGAAGGTGGTGAAGTCACGAACCTCGTAGTTCTGCCGACCATCATCCTTAACCAGCGTGACACGCCACATGGTCTTGCGACTGGTGGAACGATGCATGTTGATGATGCGTTCGGTGCGGCAGATTTCCTGCAAGCAAAGCAGGAACATCGCAGAACCAGAGAAGACTTGCGTCTCCGTGTCATCCATGTCGTGACTGTACTCGGTGGTGCTGACTTCGGTTTTGCAGAGCACGATGCTAATCGTGTCAGCGTAGGTGCTCATCGGGATGTTCCAGATGAGCGTAGGCGAACTGTAGCAGTTCTCGCCCGCTTCGTTCACATGCCAACCACCATTCGTGAGGTGGTTGCTGTTGATGTCCTTGCTTGAGGTGCAGGACTTACCATTGCTAACATCTTTCATGTTGTTGTTGTTTGGTTTTGGTTTCGCTTCAGTCACGCATCGCCAAGAGTTGGGTCAGTCGTGCATCGGCAAAGTAATAATACCACAGATGTGGCGAATGCAACAGGCTCGCTGTTGTATAAAAAGGAAGCGTGTTGCTTTGTGGGGTTTCGCATTACTGCGTTCCATTCCACAACACGCTGAATTGTCTCTACAGGAATTTATCTTTTGTCGTTAGAACAAACAGCGACAAGAACCAGTAGAGCAGTGACTAAACCTACGACATCAACTGCCGACATCAATTAAGAGCGGGAGTATTTTTGAGCGTATGTGCGAACAGTTCCTCGTTGAATGCCAGTCGTGAGATGGATTCAAGAGCACCATTGTTAATGCGGTTAGACACTTCGACCTGTCCTCGGTCATCATAGTGGCGAGAGATTCGCTCCGTGATGGCGTTGTACAGATTGTACATGTTGCGTCCCGCATCTTCAGCGAAGGTCGGGCGTTGCCAAACCTGCGACACTTCTTTGTAGAAGCGTTCACTCATTACCTTGCGGTGAACGAGGGATTGCAGGATGACTTCACCTTCCCGTTGCTTGATGCTTCGGTCAGCGAGGTTACCGAACAACACGAGAGACTTCTCGAATTGCTGAACCGCTTGGTTAACGCCAAGCGACAGGAACTCAAGGTCGATGTCTCCCTTGTGCTTTCGACTCGCAGAGATTTCATTCTGAAGTGTGGTAAGTCCGTTGGTGCAAACCAAGCGAAGCATACCGACACGGAATGTAGCCCGTGACGAACCGTCATGCGAGTTATACAGCGAGATGCGAAGAGCGACATCGTCTCCCTTCTGCATGCTATTCGCCTTAACCTTGCGGACATAATTGCCGAAGGTGAAGGTTGTAGACATGCGAGCACCGTGCTTCCACACATTATGATTCTCCGTCCAACCAGACAAGCCATTCAGCGAGAATGCGGCCTGTGTCTTGTCGATGAAGTCGGTGTTCTGAATGATGGAATAGGTATCGCTGACTTGGCCTACTACATAACCATTGTCTTCACGCCTGTTGCACCAGTATTCAGTTGGTGCACCATCACTGGTGAACAACGGTTCTTGGCGAACATTGAAGTGAGGATTGCTGGTGGAGGAATCGACCCCATCATAATACTGCTTGAGCATATGATTGTGGTTGATGCGGAGCGTGTCCTTAGCGGACACAGGGGAGTTACCCCCGATGTTATCTTTGTGAGCGTGGCTCATGGTGTTGTTGCGTTGTGTTGTTAACCGTTGGCGGGTGTGCCTTCGGAGGTGTTGTCGTCCTTGAGGACTCGTGAATCATAAAAACGAGGCTTAGTTGCCTCGGCATCAGCAATCTTTTTGACTGCATCGTAAAGCGACATGTTCTCAAGGCTTGGGTCTTCCTTGGTCATCTCGTGGTTGCGTCGAAATGAACCTAGGTCGTCTCCTGCTTCTCGTGATAGTGCTTTAATGAGCCAATCGTTCCATTCTCGCTTGGACTTATGCGAAACATTCGTGTGCAAGCCCCACAGATTTAGTAAGTCTGTTGGTCGCAACTTATGTTTCTTATCTCCGACATGGAATGTGTTAGTCCATCCTAGGTCGTTCATAATGTTAAGTCGGCGGTGAGCCTCTTTGAAGTTGTCTTCATTGAGCGGATTGTTCGCAGTGTCATACTGCAAACCTAGTTGCGTCCACACCAAGCAGGTTGCTTCGACCCAATTGCACATCTCTCCCTCGCTGGTGAGGTACTGGAAGTGTTCGTGGGGCAATTCTTTGCCGTGATGTTTAGCCGTGTCCTCGTTGCAAGGGAGATGCCAGTCGAGGCTCATACGATATCCTCCCCTTCTGATTCCATGCGTTCGTTAAACATCGACACAGGTTCTTGGATGTACCGTGTTGCGGTGACATCGATACTGTCGATGATGGTGTTCTCACACAGGAATGGCATGTCGCTTGACGGCCCGAATGACTCGGGCATCAGCATTACCTGCCAATGGTTTGTGTTGTTCAGCCACTTATTAATGGTGTCTAGTGACACCAACATACGCTCATTATTGTCTGCGAATGAGCACCGCATACGCACTCGGATTGTGCAATCCGTATAGGTCGTGCCGACCGTTTCTACTTGTTCCATGTTTGTGTTATGTGTTTTGGTTTGGGTTAATGAAGGCTCCTAGTTTTGGTTCGGCTTTCGTAGCATGGCCTTTGCCACGAAGTCCTATCACATACCCGCTCGGGTTTCGGAATCGCAGGTCGTTGATGTCTCCATCAGCGATTGGATAACCTTGCCATGTGCTTGGCAGAATGCCTTTGCGTTTGACCGCAAAGACCACGGCAACATTGCCACCGTGTTGAAGGATTGCCTTACTCTTTTCCAAGCGACCTTCTGAATGAGAGTAGGTCAAGTGGTAGTTGTCTGGCATTCCTTCGTCCAGAAACCGCATCACACGATTGAAGTCCTTACTGTAATCGTAGAATTGAATTTCTGGGAAGTTGTTGATGATGGCTTCGATACCTTCGTCATAGATGTCGCTCGTGCCGTTAAGGCGAACACAAGGGATGACCTTGTGCTTCTTGCAGTACACCAAATGGTTTTCGATTTCGTTAGCCAGTTGTTCTAGAAACATGTCGTACTTCTTATGCATGAACTTGGTTCGTGCGATACGAGCCTTGTTCACGGATTTGAATACGAGAGCATGTCCAGATTCATACAGGCAGAGCCTGCGACACTCTCGTGTCGCAAACTTGCATGTGTTGGTAACGCCCGATGCATCTGATGGAGCCAGATACATAATTGCGGTGCGATACCCGTAGCCTTCGCCCTTAACTGTCTTGGCGTTGTTGAATGTTAGAAGTTTCATCGGGCTTCTTGATTTCAGTAGCGTAGTCAGACGCACGGACGAACAGTTGATGAATCGCCTTGGCAACGAGACTTGGAAGTTGTTTTTCTAGGACAAACTTCTTCATCTCTTCTTTGATTAGTTCAGCGAACCAATCACGCTTCATCTCGGCACAGACTCGGTCAGCGAGGTCGGCTTGCTTAACGATTTCATCTTCGTTAAGTTCTTCCGACTTCAGCATGATGTCGTCCACATCGATGTCGTCACGAGTGATGATGTCATTGTCGCTGATGCATTGCGACCAATCGATTTTCTCTGCGACCCTGTCAGCAATCTTATCGTAGTCTAATGAGTCCTTTAATTCATACTCCCAATCTTTGCCAGAGATTGCATCGTCAACAGCGGACGAAATAGCATCGTCGAAGTCATGCTCTTCGATTGCTTCTTCGATTGATTCTTTTAATGCGTCACTTGCAGTGGCGGTATGCTCACGGATTAGTTCAAGCACTCGCTCTTCCGTGATAGCAGGAGCGGGTGCGTTTGTGTTTGCATCAACACTCTTCTCGCCTATGGGCGTGAAGGTGATGCTGATGTTATGCGTGGTGTGCATCAGATTAAGGAATGCACTTACTTCTTTTTCCGTCATGGTTTTGTTTTTTGTTTTGGTTGGCTTCGCCCGCCTTCCCCACAGCGGGGTTGGTCGGTCTCGGCTACAACAATGATACCATGGTTCCACGGAAAGCAATGGGGCCACAGGGCGTATGCACGGGACGCATGCAGGTTCGGCCCAATGTCAGAGCGGATGGGGCTGACTTAGTTTTCTAAATCGCCTCTTCAGTAAAATTTTTGACGAAAATCTCTTTTACGGAAAAATCATTTTGGCTCGTCTGGCAGGTCAATAATTTCGCCTTCAAGCATTTTATTCAAATGTTCGTGAGAAATTTTGAGCCTGTTTTCGATAATGACAGTAGGTTGGTCTTGGAGGACGGCAATCTTGTCAATAAGGATAGCCAAAGAAACTGGCATCATGCCAATAGGGATGTCGTCAATCTCGCTATTGAGCCTGTGTGCTCCCTTCATTACAATTTTCTTAAACAGGTCAGCGGTCTGACGCTTGTAATTTCCAATATCGATGTCATTGTCACCCATTTGCTGGCGTACAGCAACAACGGTATGGCTAGAGACCTTAACTTCTGCTTCGATTTCCTTCTGGGTGTGACCTTCTTTGGTCATCCATTCAATCTTTTCGCGTTTTTCTGGCTCAAGATTTTCTTGGTTACCATCCTTTGAATCGGACTTGACACGCTCGTACTTGGATTCGTATTCCATAAAAACACATTATATGCACGACTTCCTAGGTCAAACAGAAACTTGGCTTGTTATTCCCCACGAGCCTCCGACTAGCACCCACCAAGCCGCTTTGCGGGTCTTGAAATCTAAGACGGGCAAGATGTTTGTGGGTAAAATGAAGAACAGCAAGATTGTTGGATGGATGCGTACCTTTGAGCCATGGGTAGCCGAAGCCAGACCTGCTAAGCCCATGGAGGGAGCCGTACAAGTCCATATTAAGTTGCTTTACAGTCCTCCAAAATATCTTTTACGAAAGATTCACAAGTGTAAAACAATTGTAAAAACGACTAAGCCCGACTGCGACAATGCGGTCAAAGTAATTTTGGACTTGTTCACTAAAAACGGATACTGGCTTGACGACAGCCAAGTCTGGAGCATAACCATTGAGAAGTACTGGAGCATCGAGCCATCGGTGCAGGTACTGTTCACACAAACAAACACACAATGAATACCGAAGTCCTAAACATCACGGAGAAGGCTTACCGCTCTCTCCCTTACCTAAACGCATCGAAGTTCAAGGCGTTCTTCACATCGCCATTGCACTTTAACAACCAAGAGCAACCAGACGAGACCGAGGAAATGCGTATTGGCACTGCCGTGCATACCTTGGTGCTTGAACCGAACAACTTCTACAAGACCGTGGCTTTTGCCCCGCTTGGCTTGGACAGACGCAAGACTGCGGACAAGTTGGTTTGGGAACAGTTCGTGGAAGCGAGCAACGGTAAGACCGTCTTGAAGGGCGAGTCTCGTGCGGTGGTGGAAGGATGCGTCAACGCCATTACCACGCATACCACGGCTTTGAATATTATCTCCAAGGCCGAGAAGGAGCAGGTCATTGTTGCCGAACTGGAGGGCGTGAAGTGTAAGGGCAAACTCGACCTCGTGTGCGTCAAGTGCGGTATCCTAGCGGACATCAAGACGACCCAGAACGGGGCTTCGATGCAGTCCTTTACCTATGAATTGCAGGATAGACGCTACTGGGTACAGATGGCGTTTTATACCCTGCTGGCTGAAAAGATGTACGGCAAGCCGTTCCGTTTTCAGTTCATCGTGGTCGAGAAGACCGCTCCGTATGCGGTGGCTGTGGTGACCATCAGCGACACGCTCATGGAGGCTTGCAAGAAGAAGGTCTCCCTAGGTCTGGTGAATTTGAATTTGTGTCTGGAGCATGACCAGTACGCTGGCATCTCTGACTACAGTATCGACACCTTGAACCTAAAATAATGAACCCCAAGTTTACTGGTGTTTGGCTCCCGAGGGAAATTCTGGAGCACGAGAACCTGTCCGTGACCGCTAAGATGGCCTATGGCATCATTGACGGTCTGGATGGGGAGGACGGGTGCTATGCCTCTAACGGGTATCTGGGACGCATCCTAGGGGTATCCCAGCGACAGGTGAAGAACATCGTAGGTGACCTGCTGGACGCAGGTGTCATTACCCGTGTGCTAGAGAGCAACGCTCAAGGCTCTGTCCGCTACCTGCGGACGGTGGCCCGCCAAGCCCTGCTTAAGGCAGGGGAGGAAAAAAAGTGCACGGGGGGGGTGAACCCAGTTTCCCTAGGGGGGGGAAATGAACTTCACCCATATAGTAAAGAAGATAAAAAAGAAGATAAAGATACACATGTGCTTCCGTATGGAGATGCTTTTAAGCATGCTTGGGAGAAGTGGGTAGGATACCGCAAAGAGATTCGTAAGGCCATGAAGCCTACGACCATCAAGGAGCAATTGGGTATGCTGGCCTCGTGGCAGAGCGAAGAGTCCGCTGTTGCATCGATTAATAAAAGCATTGCCTTTGGCTGGACGGGCATTTTTGTAGTGAACGACAACGCCACCAAAAACAAAAAACGCCTAACCTCACAAGACCACGCCAATGGCTTCTAAATGCATTCACTGTAATGCTGACGCAGTCCCAGTCTGGGACATGCACAGCGAGAAGTTCAAACCGTATGTAGCAGTCTGCTTGGACTGCTTCAAGACCAAGGAACACTTTGAGTACCCGTATGTGTACAAGGATGTGTTTGAAAAGAATAAGTGGGCGTTCAAGCGTCTGCATCCTAACACGCCTAGTGCGTTCATCGCCACCATCGATACGATGCTCTCTCCTGCCATGCAGAAGGCTTTGAGCGAGTACCGAGGCAACCATACCGACAGCGTACTGCTCCATGGCGTGACGGGCACGGGGAAGACCCGTGCGGCATGGCGTATGTTTAACGATGCATGGTTTAAATGTTACCCTCGTCACGCTGAGTTCCTTACCATGCGTAAGTTGGAACAGAAAATCGAGCAAGGCTTCAAGGACGGCAACCATGGTGACATCCTTGACCGACTCATTAACACGAACATCCTGTGCATCGATGACCTAGGCAAGGAGCGTCTGACCCCACGCATGGAGACCGACCTGTTCGCTATCATTGACGAGCGTACCGCCAACCAGCGGGCGACCATCATCACCACGAACTATAACGGTACGGGTCTAAGCGACAGGTTCAACAACACCGAGACTGGTGTAGCCATCGTCCGCAGAATCAAAGACTACTTCAAAATCTATGGGGCTTCCTAATGTGGTATCCACGAGACTCCTATTCTACCTCGCTTCAGTATTGGTCGCAAATGCTGACCCTATTGACAAAACACTCGATTCGATATCGTTTGCAGAAACACGGGGGATACCGTCACTTGGCGATGCGGGGAGGAGCGTATCATCGTACCAAATCTGGCTACCCACATGGAACTATGTCAACTCCATCCGTGCGAAGTCTTCACTGCCGACATATGCGTACTCTACACAGCCATTGGAGACCGTGGCAAGAGCCATGGCGAGAACCTACTGTGAAACACTGTCTGACCAATATTACAAGTTACACGGAAAAAGACCTAGCCCAGAAGTGCTTTACCTCATGTACACCATGGGGTGGGCTGGAGCGAAACGCATCAATTTCTCTGTCCGACTCGCCCCGACAGTTAAGCAGAATGGCGTTGCAAGATTTGTAAAACACTACTATGGAAAATAACTCCAAGGAATATTGGGAAAACAAATACCACTACATCAAGCAACATTACGACATCAATGAAATGCAACTTGACGAAATGATTTCGTGCATTAGTGACCTTGACAAGCGTCACGCTCACGCAACAAGAATTGCTTTTCGCAAAAAACTCGTTGACAAAGCATTGATGTCGGACAACTTTACCACTCCTTTCTCCCATGAATAATAATAATACCGAACAGTATGCCGTGATTAACGCTGACAAGTATGTTGTGCTTCCCGATGGTCGCATGGCTCGCTTGCTGAAGCCTGTCAAGGTCGCCAAGTACAACTACTACACCTACCGCACCAACGATGGTAAGGTTAAGCGGGTCAATGTCGAAAGCATCGACAGCGTCCGCAAGCCCTACTCCGTCTCTAACTAATTTATGTCTACCGATATGTCGTTTGAAGACCGTCAAGCCGCCCTGTGCAAGTCCCTCGTCCTTGCCATTTCCGAATTGGAAGATGTTCAACCAGACTCTACCAATCCGTTCCATAAGAATTCCTATGCCAGCCTATCGGCTCATTTGAAACAAATTAAGCCAGTTTTTTCCAAGCATGGTCTTGCCATTGTGCAATGCCCCATTGGAAATAGTGATGCTGTAGGTGTCCGTACCATCGTTATCCATGCTGACGGTGGTTCTCTTGAAACTGACTGCCTTATTAAGCAGGATGACAAGATGGACGGGCAGAAGGCTGGTTCTATCATCTCGTACATCCGCAGGTACTCGCTGGCGGCGGTGGCTGGCATTAGCACGGCTGACGATGATGCACAGGCCGCAACGCCCGTGATGCCCACTTACACGAAGACCTTCAGCAATCCTGCTCCTGCCCAGCAGACCTCAAGCGGTGAACCTAACTTCGACCTGCCTGTCCCGTTTGGCAAGAACAAGGGTACTACGCTTAACAACCTGCCGTTGAGTGACCTTCAGTACTGGGCTAACACTTGGGAGCCGAAGCCGTGGGAAAAGACTGGCAAGGTTAACCCCAAGGACTTGCTCCTTAAGAAGTCCGCACAGGCTCTGCTTGCCCTCAAGTCATCCTCTGAGCCGTCAGAGCAAGACCCCTACTAAGGTTTCTGCCCCGTAGTTCAACGGATAGAACACCCGCCTTCTAAGCGGGTTATCTTGGTTCGATTCCAAGCGGGGCAATTTCCGAATGTACAACAACAACAATCACAAAAGCAACACACTGCGGGCGTGTGCCATGATGCTTGGAATGGATGTCCAAGACTTGGCTAGCCTTCTTAACATTTATGAATCCGAAAAGAAGCGTACTAAAAGCGGACTCCCGTCTAGCCTACTTAATTGGGTGGGCGAAGAGAGGAGGAAAGCAGAAGTACATAATGCTGACGCTGAAAGAAGCGGAAGACATTCTGGCGTTTATGCGGAAAGACATAACGGAGATGCCTATAAGCGTCCGACACAAAGACTAGACCATCTTATTGACTAATGAGACTAGAAGACGCATACAGGATGGCCTTAGCAAGAGGGCTTACTGCTAAACAGGCTGGAGCAGAATTTGGTGTAAACTATTCCTCTTTGGGTAAAGTTAAAAATCGGTACAATTTTCCCAGCCTTGTTTCTGAATATGAAGCACAGTCTATGGCTAGCATCGCCAAAATGAAGAACGAAGAAATTAAGTCATACATGAATGTTCTAAAGACAAATGGGCGTGGCATTCATCGTGACATTAAGTTGTGCCAAAAGGAGTTGGCTAAAAGAAAATGAACAATCTTGAAGCCGAGAACGCCCGCCTCAAGGCCGAGTGCCAAGCCCGCCAAGCGGAGAACAGCGTGCTGGCAGTCGAGTGCGATAGCCTCAAGTCCGAGGTCGAGCGGCTGACCAAGGCGGGTGCTAGCCTTAGCAAAGAGGTTATGGTCGTTATGCTCAATGGCGGTGCTCACGAGGAACTCATCAAGGCTCACGATGACTGGAAAGACTTGACTGACGGCAAACCTAAATGGGGCAAGACCTGTACTAAATGATTTACGAATTCCGCAATCCTATCCCAGTCAGCACCGACATCGGCTACGGTTGGCTAATGTATGTGCGGGATGGTGGCACTTGGTCTAATGACATTTTCGCTGTTGTTCTAGAAAAAGATGGTGTTATTCGTCATATGCGTACTGACCAATTTAAAGTTCTTCAAAACCCCACATTCGACATTAACAATGAGTAAACGCATTAAGTTTGTAGCCGTAGGAGACAATCACGGTGACATGATTGAAAAATCTGTAGCCAACGAACTGTTTAAATTTATTAAAGAATTCCAGCCTCAAGAGCGTATCCATCTTGGTGACTGCTTTGACTTCCGAAGCCTAAGACGGGGTGCTTCTGGAAAAGAAGAGAACGAGTCCCTTGCCGCTGATGTGCGGGCGGGAATGGACTTTATCTCTAGATATAAACCCACGGTATTTCATTATGGAAACCACGAAGACAGACTCAGCCAAATTATCTCCAGTTCCTCAAACGGACTCAAACAAGACTACTGCATGCAGTTGGATTCCGACATTCGGAACCATCTCAAAAGCAATGGTTGCCGTAAAATCTACGATTACCATGCTGATGAAGGCATTCATACCATGGGGCCAATCAAAACCTGCCACGGCTTTACCTGTGGCCCATACGCTGTCGAAGAGCATGCCAGACACTATTGCGAACCCAAAGGTGCAGTCCTCATGGGGCACATTCACAGAATCGAACAAGTGTGTGCTAGGAAGCACGGAGGGGCAGTGGGTTTCTCTGGAGGATGTCTGTGCCGCAAGGGAGATATGGGCTATGCGAAACACCGACTGGCAACCAGCAGATGGGGTAGCGGCTGGCTATATGGCTTTGTACAAGGAAGTAACTGGAAAGTGTGGCAAGCACACAAAGTCGGAAAACAATTCATCTTTTCACACGCTGACCTATGATGACCAAGAAGCAGTTAGATGCCCTAGAGAGAATGGTAAACAACGCTTGTGTGGACGAAGTGCCAAAGGGCTGGACAACCGCAAGTCAGTTTGCAAAAAAAAGAAGAAGAACCTTACAGCACACCCAAAGAATGCTAAACAGGGCACACGAAAGAAACCCCGAGAAAATCGATACTAAGTACTTCACTATTACTACTGGGAAAAGAACCTACCCTGTCCTTCACTACTATGTTAAAGCCTAGAAAAGTCAGCAAAGCCGAACTAAAAGAAAATGAAGATGCTTATAAGGGATGTACCTTTCTTGAGCCTAGACTCTGGCTTGACTCTGCTCTCGCTGGCAAAGATGCAACTACTGGTGGAGCACTCTATGACTACGAAACGGTTGTCGAGTGCTTCTGCCTCAAAGATAACCTTACATACGAGCAA